GCCTAATGTCTGCGCCCGGATGGCCTCCACCTCTTGTTCCATTGCGGATATGGTAAAGGTATCAACCGCAATGTCGGCCTTGCCGATGGTGTAGTCAAAATATTCTTGATTGCGTTCTATGGCTCTTTGGTAGATTTCATCGAATTGCTGATCTGTCAGGCCCAAGGTCTTTTTGATCTGCTTTTCGATTTTGTCCAGGCTCATACCTCGGCGCTGTAAAATGCGTATCTGCTCTAATGCACTCTCCGTCGCTTCGCCACTTAATTTGAACCGGCGGCAGATGTCAGCAAGAATGAACTCCTCTAAGTCTTGGTAGGTTTTGACGATTTCATCAGGGCAATTTTGCAGGAATTGAGGGGTTATCGGATATTTCACTCACCGCTCACCAAATCTTCCATCCCCGGCAAAGCGGCTTTTGCTTCTTCCTCCGTCTCACCGTACCACTTGGCCCGGTACTCCCAGGCGTTCATCACGCCGCTTGCCATGTCCTGACGGTCATTGGCTCTCTCTTTCTCTTTTGCGTCCGCATCGTCCAGAACGCTATCGCCCCAGCTGTATGTTGCTTCATACGCCCCATCGGGTGCCAGGTTGTACAGAGTGGCATACACGTCCATAGCATAAATCAGGCCGTCAAAGGTATGTTGTAGCGCTTTTTGGACGCTGTCCACCGTGACATACATCCTCTGTTTGCTGTTTTTGATCTCGGTGGCGGTCTTCTCCACGCTCTGGGGGTCAGAGATAGTGCCGTAGGATAACCCCGTCTGAAACTCGATCTGCTTAAGGATGGTCTGCAAGCCTCTGTATAACGGCTCGTCCCGGAACGATGGGTCGAACGTCTCAAAGAAATCTCCAGTGGTGCCGAACATACCGCACTCAAACAGGCGCTTGTCAAACTGTTTGGCGGTGGTCTCTGTGGCGTCCATGAAGATCTTGCGCTGGCCACTCTTGTACTCCCAGCGTATTAAGTCCCACTGTTCATCGGCTCTGCGGATCAGGTCAACCGCTGCACCGCCGTAGATGGAGACGCCCACCGGGTTATCGGTGTCGATGTTGTTGGACTTGGGAACCTTGAAATAGGCGAACAACGGACCGGTCAGGTTTTGGATGGTCACCTCCTCGGAGATGTCCGCCCAATCTGGCACGGTAGCCAGCGGAACCTCATCACCCACGCTGCCGCTCTCGTCGCTCTTGTATGCCTTATTTCGGATGGTGTACGTGGTGCCGCTGAGATCGTGGCCCTCCAGGCGCACATAATAGCGCCCGTCCAGCTTGGTTTTCTCCCGGAATACACCGGCGACGCATACCCCGGCGGCGTCAAACTTGGTCGGCTCAAAGGACGATGCGCTGGTGGCATCCACCATGAGCCTGTCGCCGTACAGATAGGGCTTAAAAGCGATACTGCCCGTGGCAAGCCCGATCTCCAGCTGGTGAAGGAATCGCTCAGATGCCGCCTGGAAGGAATCATTCAGGAAGTTCGCCCGTGCGCTCCCGCTGATTGTGGCGCTGAACTCTGAAAGGGTAGTCCTGGACAGCTCCCGGCAAATGGCCCCTGGGATACCCATTGGGATGATCTCTTTTGTGGCCCACGGGGGCTGGTCAATGTACATGGCATACCAGAGGTTGATATTTTGCTGCATGGTCTGACTGGCAACTGGCGTCACCTGGAACGCCCGTTGCGCCGCCGCGCTTGGGAATATGAAGTTTTTCAGCCGTCCAAACAGGCCGGTCAAGATGTTTGGCATTTTTGAACTCCTTCTTAAATTCCGATTCCCCGTACTTCACGGCGCATGACGGTCATTGAAAAATATCGGGTTTGGTCCATGGAGTGATCGTTTTCTTTGATGACCTTGTCCTCTCTTGCCTTATCGTCCCACCGGTAAAGGCCGAACTCCCGAAATGTGTTGGAACAGCTCTTATGGTATTTCAACCGTCCTGCTTGGAGCAGCGCCCCGGTGAGTCGAATCCCGTCTAAAACAGAATTGTCCGCTTTCCATACAGCGAATTTTCCATGCCGCCGGATGCACTCAATAAAACTTGCCGCCGATGGGTCCACGATGACCCGCTCAATTTTATATCCGTTTGCAAAGGCTTCTAAATCAGAATAGTATTCTTCATCGGTTTTTTGCCGTTTCTCGGCTCGGCTGTCGAAATAGTATTCTTTTTCCATAACGGCGTTCCCGTTTTTCAGTCTCCAAAGTCCCATTGCGGTCGGGTTCGCTGTGCCGTAGTCTATGGAAATGTAGCACATTCCTCCGTGGCCCGTCTCTTTGGTCGTATGCGCTGCCTTATCGAACATCGGATAAACAAGCCCCTCGGCAGCTACCCACAGGCCCAAAATATAGCGGTCGTGGAATACCCCTGATGGGTACATGGACCGGTACAGCGCAAGCGTCTTTTCGCTCAGGCTTGGGTTGTCCGTCATGGCAAAGCGCAAATACAGGGCATTGTGCGCTTCACGGTTCAAAATCCACTCTTTGTAGAACCAATGTTCTGGGTTGTCCGGGTTGCACGAAAACCACAACTTAGCCCCATCCACAGAGCATCGGGCAAGCGCCTGATTGACAAAACTCTCAGGCATAAGCGCCACTTCGTCCAGCAGAACACCAGCCAGCGTTCTGCCCTGAATAAGGGCAAAACTGCTTTCATCCTTGCCGCCGAATACCTCAAACCAGTTCGTCGCGCCGCCCCGCTTGACTTCCAGCATTTTTTCGGATCGCCGCCATTTGAGGGTGTACCGCTCCTTTGCCAGCGTCATGGAAATAAACGGGACAATGATGTTTTTGGAAACACTGTCCACGGTTTTCCCGCAAACGCCAAACCGCTGTCCGTTGAACGTCCTCATAGCCCAGTCGATAAAGGCCCACGTCATAATAGAGGTCTTGCCGCTTCGGACGGCACCGTCGCAAATAATTGCATCGTAGGAGGAATACGGGAACGCAAGAATTTTTTTCTGCTTGGGGCTAATCATCGCTTTCCAGCCCTTCCCCCAGTTCTTTCAGGCTCTTGCTCAGTGCGTCATCTTCTACGGTATCCTTTGGCCCGGAAAGTGTTTCGGTCAACTCTTGCCATTTCTCCACAGCTTTCATATCGCCGCTTGCCGCTGCCATATACACAGCCGCCACCACCACAGCTTGGTTGGTCAGATCGTCGGCATTTTCCACGCCAATCTTTTTTAGCTGGCTTTTGGTTTTTTGGCTGGAAATCGGGGCGCTTGCAATAAGATTCGCAAGTTGGGCCATCGATTTTCTGACCGGTGTGTTTCTCTTTTTCCCTTCTGCGCCCTTTTTGGCATTTTCCACCGCCATTTCACCGGCGACAAACTGATTGCCCCGCTTACGTTCTTCTTCAGTAAGTTTATGACGCGGCAATCAGCTCACCCCCCGATTAAAACGGCAGCGGCTCCCGCACTTCATAGCTCTTCCTTCTGTTCTTCGCCTTGTTACTGGCAGACTTAGACGCTTTAGAAGTTGCTTTATTCCATGCACTCCCACTACTCGCCATCTTCCATCCCTTCCTTTACTGTCTGATAGGCTTTGGAACCTATGTTGTCCTTGTTGTTCTCGAAAATGGTTTCCCCGGTCTTTCCTCTTATGACCGTGTGCTTTTTAAGGATATTGTTAAGCATACGTTTGCAATGCCTAAACACTTTATCATCGTGGAAAATCTGAAATTGCTCCACGTTGTTACTGCTGGATAGGTTGGCGCTACCAGCTATCATAAAATTCCCTTCGTCGCACTCGAACAAACATAACTTGCAATGAGACGCTAAAACTGCAACGTTGATGTTGTGTCCCTCGAACTCCTTGACCATGTAGGGGGCTAAACCCCTGCGCTCCGTGCCAGCGAAATAACCAGAGACGATCAGGTTTACTTCTTGTGCCCCCAGAACGGTCAGGTTGACAATGCTATCGATGTTCTCTTGGCTCATGCCTAACGTAGTGATATACATACGTTTGGGTTTTAACTGTTTTTGGTACAGTAAAGCCTCGATAAAGTCACCAAAGATAAACTTGCCGCTGACTAAAGCAAAATAGTCTTTGTTTATGTCGATACACTCAGCGGCCTTGACTGCGTTTTCAAAACAAACAGGCTCAAAGTTTAATCTCGCTTCTCGGATAAACTCTTTTTCGATATCCTCTTTGCTGTCGTGAGGCATAATACTGTCCAGATCAAAGTCCAGGGAGGAAAAATCAACTTTCTTTTTCTTCATTTCCTCACCTGGCCTTTTTTGGTGCCGCATAGAGGGCGCGACCCTCTTTCCCACCTTGGGCGACTTCACAAGTCTGCGGCGTGCACCCCCGTCTTTCCGGGGTGTCAGCTCCGTGTACTTTGGAGCGCATCAATAGTTTGCCATTGGCCGGACTCGAACCAGCGACGTCAGGGCTGTATCGCCCCCGCTCTGCCCACTGAGCTACAACGGCATAGTTGCCCGGATATTGCCGCCTCCGGGCCAGGGCGGATCAGAAAGGAGGTACCATGGAGCAAGAAAAGGGAGACGTGGGATAAACTCCCACATCTCCCATTTTACAGCAGATTTTTTGTTGTACTCTCACTATAGTGAGAATCTGAAAAATTTTTAATCAACAAAGATGTATTTCACGCTGTCCAGGTCTTCGGCTGTTGTGATACAGTTCCTCTCGTGATCGCCGATTGCATACAATGAGTAATTAAACGGCCCATGCTTGACGACCATCGTTTTTCTTCCCTGGTTCTCTACCGTGAATACCCCGTTCTTCTCCACGCCCTTTTTCATGCGCTCAAAATTTGTTTTAGTCATCGTTACCCCTCAATGATCTTTCTGATTTTCTCCATCTGCTCCATCTTCTCCCGGTAGAACTTCGCATTCCCCTCAGCGCGGGGGAAGGGCTTGGACCCGTCATCATTGACCTTCTCCGCCAGCCCCTCCCAGAACTCCGCTCTGTCTGCCCCGTAAGTGCTTGTGACTTGCAACCACGTCGCCAGGTTGATCCACTGCTCATTGGTCAGTGTGATGGTTCTGTTTTCGCTCATAAGGTCGTACATTTTTGTTTCCTCCCTCCCCGTATACCCGATAGGTCAGGTGATTCATTAAAAGTTGAAGTTATTCTTTTCTTCCTCGGGCATGGCCTTGAATGTCTGGACCATGATATCATACTCTGCTTGGGTGGGATAGTTGCGGAAACAAACACAGCCTTGCCTATCCTGGAATGTGTAACCCCACATATCAATCATCATTTCAAAGTACTTTCTAAACCGCTTATCTTGCCGCTCCATTTTCTTTTCCTCCTTTTTTGTGTTCCCTTTTCTATGGTCTTATTATACCATGGTTTAACCATGTAAGCAATAGGCAGAACCAACAATGTTTAACCATGTTTTTTGTCTGAAATGTGCATGGTATAACCATATCGAATCATGGTATACTTAGGCAAAGGAGATGATACCATGCCATTGACCGACGCAAGGAGAAGGGCGAACAACAAATATATCGCTGAACACATGACGGTTTTGGGCTGTAAGGTACGCAAAGAGGACGCAGAGAAATTTAAAAAAGCCTGTGCCGCCGCTGATACCACGCCAAATGCAGAATTTAAGAAAGTAGTTGAAAAATTTATAGCTGAGTATGAAGAAACACCGTCCAATTAAGGGCGGTGTTTCTTTTTCTCAATAATTGCAGCGGCCCAAGAGATAATCCACACTCACATGGTAATAATCCGCCATCTTTCTAAGTGCCGTCGCTGTAGGCTCTGCTTCGCCTCGTTCATAACGTCTGAGCATACCGGGAGTGTTCAACCCCATTAGCCCGCCTGTTACCTCCATGCTGAGCAACGGGCGTTTCTCCTCCCTAAGTCTGCGCAGACGGCTCGGAAATTCCTCGTCCAATGTGTCACCTCCCATCACGTTATAAACCGCCACCCCAGAGTGCAAAGGCCAGGATGGGCCAGGGGTTAAGGTTCTTCACGGGCCACCCCCAGATCCAGTTCCATCTGGCCGGGCAAATTCTCCACGGCATCAACCGGTTTGGCTCGTTCCTGTGCCATTCTGGCCGCCTTATACTCGTTGTATTTCTGCCGGTACAGGTAGCTTTTCCCGAAGATGTTCCAGGCCGCCTTGACTACGTTTGGTTCATAGGGCTTGATCTTCTCCAGGTCTTCGACCGCTTTGTAACTGATTGGGCACCCGCAGCATCCCGTCCGGGTCAGGCCGTAGACCTCATAAGCATCAGAGTATTTGACGTGGTGATACTCCTTGTACCATGCCTTATCCTCGTCGGTGACATAGTACAGAGGTCTGAGCCGATACTGACCGTTCGCAGTCTCACCGAAACACAGCGCCGTGTTGTCCTTGCGGGGGACTGACCTCATGCCGCCCTCTGCCCGGCGCTCTCCGGTGATAATCATGTCGTAGCCCTTTTGTACCCGGTGGGCCAGCTGCTTTTTGCAGTAGTCACAGCATTTGGCGCTGACTTGGAAATCGGGCGGGTACTCTGCAATAAAATCCCTCATGTACTTGCTGGAGTTTATGACAAGCTGGATGTTGGGGCGGGGTTCTCCCGCCGAGTTGCAGCAACAGAGGAAATTGATCACTTGCTCGCACTTGGGATAACGTTCTTTCAGCTCCTTACGCTTGGCGGCCTTGTCTTCTGCTTGGTCGTACTCCTCGGCAATGGACAGCGGGATGCCCTTCTTCTGCCACTCGGACAGCCCGTAAGACATGATCTTGGAGACAAACGGGACACCGTGCTGCCTGGCGGCCAGGACGATGTTGACCTTGGGCCGGTGCTCCTCGATCTCCACGCCGTACTTCTCCGCCGTGGCCTTGACGTGGTCTTTGGTCGCTTGCATCTCCAGGCCGGTGTTAAAAAACACATACTTGACCGGCGACAAGCTGAAGATCTTACGTGTCTGCTCGATCAGGTCGATCATGATGTCACTGTCAGCTCCTCCAGAATAGGAACAGATAGCATTTGGGTGCTCTTTCAGCCGCTTGGCAATAATGCTCTGGATGGCCACGAACTTCCTCGGTGCGTCAAAATCTGCGTAAGCGGGTCGGTCGGTATAGACCCGACTTTTGTATTCTTCTCCCATGGTGTTTTTCTCCCTATCCTCCCACCACCTGCACCACCGCCGCAATACAGAGGATTACGGCTAATATGGTGAGGTAAATTCTAAATGCGTCACTGTGCATCGGGTTCCTTCTGGCGCTCGCCCCGACTGCAAAAATCATCATCTTCAACTTGAACCGAACCGCGAGAGCCTAATGGCTCGTTACAAAAACGCTTCCCCATTTCCGTGACAGCGCTTTTCCCGCAGGATTTGCAACGCACCACCGGGGCGGCGTCTACGGCTGGTAACCGCCCAATTTCCGCAAATGATGTTGCATAATCGCCAGATGTACGGCGCACAATTTCAAGCGCACTGGCGCGTTCAATTAGATCCATTTTTTATACCTCCGTCCATTTTTGCGCCACAGTTGGGGCAGAACTTCATCCCGTTTTCCTTTGGCGTTCCTCCGATACAAACCCAATCTTCTTTGCATACGGAGCAACGGTAGATATAGTCGTCCGCGATGCCGTCATCTTCTTCCAGCCAATACCCATGCACCACCGGGGCGGCGTCTACGGTGGGCATTGAATCTGCCACCGCTTTAATTGCTTTGCACAGTTCCTGGAGTTTGTACACGAGGTTGACCTTGCGGTTGGTGTCTGCTCCGACCATTGCAAGGTTCCACTCGTTATAGGCGTGTTCTGCCACTTTGACAATTTCGTCAGCGTCAATCATTCGCATCTTATGTTTCTCCTTCCATCGTCCTCCAGCCCCA